TGGGTTTGTAACTGGGGTTGAGCTTGAGTCTGAACAGGTATTGCGGATGGGTTATCCATGGGTTTTGCCTTTTTGAAAAAGTTAAACAGGGGTGTGATAAGGGATGGAAGAAGTGCCAGCAACCAGGTGGATTTCATTTTGTCCCCTTATGCGGCGACTGGAGCAGTCAGGACGGTCAGCGCGGTCTTGTACCGGGCGATCCGGTCTTCAATGCCGGTCTGGCCGCCGTTGATAATTTCAGTAACGCGCACGGCGTCGCCGGGGTGATTAAGACAACCGCGGGACGCATAGAACCACGCGGCGCTTAGCGCAGCGTATTGGTCTTCTTGCAAGAGCGCTGGATTAACTACCAGGTCAACGCCGATAGCGCGGCCGCATGCCAGGTAGTTATCAAGGAACGTGATTTGAATCAGTCCGCGTCCGCGATATTTCCAGCCGTCGCCCGGTCCCTTATTCCCGTTGCGCCCGTGATAAGCCAGATTAGCAATGGCGGTCTGGCGGGGCAGCGGCAATGTTTTTTCTGTCAGCCCACGCCCCAGGCTTTTTGCTTGGCCCATCGTCATGTGGTTAGGGACGAATTCGCGGATCAGTGATTGCACCGAATAATCGAAATCTTCACTAATGCGCGTGTAACCTTCACTTTCGTGTCCGCACTGCGCAATAAACATCGCGACATCTTCAATTTTCGTGATGCCGAACTTCTGGCGCGCAGCATCGATATGCGGAAACCAGCGCGCGGCCAGCTCGGCGCTTAATTTAGCCGCCTTTTGAAATTGTGTTTGATTCATATTTTTCTCGAAAAGAGCTTAGCGGCGTTGCCCCGGGCGCGGAGCACCAGCACGATCATGATGAGGTTGATAACCAGGGTTGCGGTATGCGTGCCGGCGTACTCATTGAACGCGAATTTTATCGGCACGCTGCCGTAAGCCAGGATCAGCAGATAGGCAAACCAGCTCGCGACGGTAGAATGTCTGGCACCGGGTTTGCGAAAGAACATCAGGCGCAGCGCAATAACGACGCAGAGCGCAACATTAATGAGGACAGCGGGATCTTTAGCCATGGCCACCCCAGAGGCGTGACAGCCATTCGAATGGAGATTGCGCGTTGAGCCATGCCAGTGATTTTATCGCCAGTACCGAAACGAGCACGGCGGCCAACGGTGCAAGGTTTTGTTTGCTGCCGGTCCACGCCGTCAGTTTTTCACCGACAACGCCAGCGCCGAGCACCCCTACAATAAACGATGAGAGGAAATAGCATCCACGCCTAACAAGCGGGACGTCTGCCGCCGTGGCAACGTAATAAACAGCGCCAGCGAAAGCACCAAAAACGATTCCATAATCCGTCTGAGTGACGGCACCGAAAAGCGTCGCACCAGTAAGCCCCGCCGCTATGACGGTCGATGTAGCCGGGTCGGACATCACGCCCCCTTTGTTGTTGTCCTCGTTGAGGGCATAAAAAAACCGGCATCAGCCGGATTGAATTCACCACAGGAAATAGCACCTGGCGGGTTTGAAGCCCCACCACGCATGGATTAGGTTATGGGCCTGTCATGCGTCGGTGCTATTGCCTGTTCTGAATCCCAGAAATAAAAAAGGCCCGCACGATGGCGAGCCTTGATAGGATTAGTCCAGATGGTTAGCTGACTGAGATTTCCAACCGCTTACCGAGCGCGTTTAGTGCGCTCTCGATAGTATCGATCTTGGTGTTATGGCCAAGATTTACGATCCGTTGCACGTCTTGCGGGCGCGTACCCAACAACCGGGCTAGGTCAGCGTTGCTTGTTTTCGTTTCCAGCATGGCGTTAAGCAGTAAGACTTTAGCCGCCACACCGGCCGGAACATCAACGAACTCTTCGCCTTCTGTTGAGGGCGGCGGAACGGGGCGTCGGTCTTCAAAGTAGAAATCAAACGCGGTTACCAGGGCGTCTTGCGCCATTGCTAGCGCCTCGTCCCTGGTAGCTCCACCCGTTAATGCCTCGGGTATATCTGGGAATATCACCGCCCAGCCGGTTTCATCACTATCAAATTTTACCGGGTATCTCATATTCATCACGATGAACCTTTTGCGAGTAACCAGCCCCGAGGGGCCGGTTTATTATTTAATGCCTAGCTGCTTGAGAATTGCTTTTCTTAGCGGCTCCGGTATCTCATGTGATGGATGCCTTGGCATTGTAGTTTGCTTGCCGTTCAGGAAGATTTTTAAATGGTTTGCACCGTTCTCAAATTCTGCTCCCTGACTTGCGAGCCACCTACGAAACTCGCTTTGCTTCACCGCCTCCCCCTTGTTTGTTTAACTTGACATTAGTATAAACATTTTTGTTTATACTTGCAAGGGGTTTATAAACTTTTTTGTTTATTAAAATGCGAAAACCCCGGCTTTTGGCCGAGGTCTTTTCTTTAATTCCGTCGCTTGCGTGTGCTTTGCGCGAGCTTATAGGAGAATCATATATTTTTTGCTCAATAAGTCAAAATTTTTTCTACTTTTTTTATTGGCGCCCTTCCGAATGCCTCGCGCATAGGAGAAAATAGAATGTATTCAGCAGTCAGCAACCATACATCAATTCGACGGCGGCATGTTGATAATGATATTTCTGAATGATCTTTATTCATGCGCTTGGCTATTTCTAACTTATTCATACCGCTTTTGTAATGCGCTTGAACGACATCGATGAGTCCAGGGAACGGCGAAAGCACTTCACCGATTACGGCATCCATTAATAATGCCTCTGCGTCTGTGCAATACATCAACGCGCTCCGTGCTTTCACGTTATCAGGGTCACCGAAATAGAAAAATAAATCTTCTTTCGAGATTCCCGCTTTTTTCATCTGAGTGATGGCCTTTTGAATCGCTCCTTTAGAAAGTTTTTTTTCACTCATCAGGCGGCCAAAAATATTTTGGACTGCCCCAGAGCTGCCCATTTTGGACCAGCGCCCCCACATACTCAGCTTACCGCGTATCCAGATAGCGTCTAAGGTGGGTAATCGCAGATCTTTGCCGTCAGCAGTACCGCACGAAGTTGGGTAGAACATTAAATGGCCTCCGCCTGTGAAAGTAAATTTTTCGTTTGGGCCAGCAACTCTGTTTCGGTGCCGTACCGTTTTTCAAATTCTTTTTGACCGGCATGAATGGCCACACCATAGCCGCCCAGCCGGTGATGCTGCGGGCATAGCGGGATCGTGTCGTAATTTGATGCGCGTTGGCCGGCGCCCTGCCCGGCCCTTATGTGATGGATTTCTGGCATGCTTTGTAATCCGTAGATGTTTTGGCAAACAATGCAGCCCAGGGCGGCAACGCGCCCCATGTGAGTCTGTTCAGCGCGTTTGGTCATTCACACACCCCCGCATAAACGCTGTTGCAGACGGTCTGGTTCTCAACATCGCCCAGCAAATCAAATTGCCTGCCGCCGCGCGTGGTCATTGCCCAATCCCGGTATGTTTCGATTCCGTGGCTTTCCACCGTCACGCACTCGATGCGATTTTCAGCGCGGACTGGATCCATTGTTGAAGTGAAAAACGTTGAGTTTTGCCTGCGGCTACACGCAGACACCAAACGTTCCCACTCGGCAACACGAGCAATTTCTTCTGGCCAGCGGCTGAAAATTTCGGCCAGTTCGCTTTTACGGGCATGAATACAGGGCATGCAGCCGACGCGCGAACATCCCTGCTGATATAGTGGGTTCGGTTTGATGCCGTGGCGCCGGGCTAAGGCGAAAACGTCGTCGTGGGTCCATGCCAGGATCGGTCGGTAGATGGCTAGGCGTGGGCCGATGTCGAAACCCTCTTCCCATCGAGCCAGTCCAGCACGCGCCGGGGATTCCTGTGCGCGGACGCCTTGCCAACTGATAACCTTTATCCCGGCTGCGATTATCCGATCGACTATCTGAACCTTTATCGGTTCGTGTTTCAGTTCGAACGTGCAAAACCGCGCCTTGGTCGACGGAAACCGGCCTTTCCACATACATAGGTCCAGAAACGGGATGCCTGTGGGATGTAGAATCGAAAGAGCGCGCTCAATAATTTCAGCGGCGCGGCCCGGT